AGGAGTAATTACCCATGTTCAGAAAACCACGCAATGATCCCGGCGTAATGTTCTACGACAAGGCCGAGGAAGAACGTTGCAAGCGGTACGAGCACAGACAATACCGAAACCTTGTTTTGAAAGCGTTGTTGACGTTCGTCCTTGGTTTGTTGATCTCGTACTTTCTCAAACTCTGATAGGGCGTCTCTCCCTGCCTGCGTGATGATGTAGCTGTCTGGAGCTTGAGATCTCCCGAGCCGCCCGAGATCAACCGTTGCAAAGTGATGGATTTTGACGTATCCGTCCCGCTTCAAATAGACGAAGGATTCGTATTCGTCCCTCTTGGGAGAGTACGGCTCGGTATACTTCTTGAGATCATTGTAGCTATGTTCAGAAATCATCTTACAGCCTCCCTTCACGACCATCATACACGACGAACATCTAGGAGGCAACAAGAATAAGGAGGCGATACCTACGAACCCACTCCTCGCAGCTGTCCTAGTTTGGGCCGTTGTCATAGTAGCGACCGTCATCGTAAACGGAGGTATCCCATGACCTACCAAGAAATTATCACGAGCACGAAGGACGTGCTCACACCTGCCGACATCGCCCCGGTACTCGGGTGCGACCCGCAGAAAATCCGGGTGCAGGCGAAGCAAATACCGGAATCCATCCCATTCCGGTTCATGTTTATCGGAAACCGTATGAAAATCCCGCGTCTTGGGTTTATCGCCTGGGCGGAGGGAAAGAAAGAGGAGGAAACACAATGAACGCACTGTTAGAGAGAAAGGCCGCTTTGGCTGAGGACACCATGATCCGGGCGATTGCTCCGGTCATGAGAAAGCGCCACGCTGAGCAGGCCAAGAAGGACCGAAAAGCCCGCACCAACGCCGCCCTGTCCCGTCTGGGCATCCCCCTTCGTATCGTATGAGCGGCCCCGTGTACCGCGTTTGCCGCCGTTGTGGCAACCGGCGGAATGTGTCTGCCAAAGAACCAGGCGGAAAGGTGTACATCTGCCCGAAGTGTGAATGGAGGTTGCGTCATGAAGATCAACGGCGTGAAGGTGGAAACGCAAGGGCATCGACCCTGGAGAGAAAGCCCCTCCCTTAGAAACCGAGGGAGGACCCGCGTGCCGCGGTCGGAACCTATGGAGAAAATCCGGCGCTGCCTCCACTGCCCAGCGTTGGACTGCAAGGGCAAATGCTGCTACAAGCGGCGAGGCGTCCCGGCAGACTTCGCTGAACGGAGGGCGACGACGGAGAACAAGAAGGTTTTGGCGGAGCACTATCACGTTACGGTCAAAACCATTTACAACTGGATCAACCAGCAAAAGAAGAAGGAGGAATCGAACCATGAGTGAGTGGTTCCCAAAGCCCATCCGCTTCCCTGTGTCGGAGAAGGTGGTGCGGGCATACATCAAGGAGGAGCCAGACCCGTTTCTGGACTTCATGTTTCAGGCCCATGGGTTCACCATGTCGGAGTACATCGACGAGAACCTAGAACAGTTCTGCGAGTTCATCTTGTCGGGAGGTGCCGAGGCGTGAAGACCCACTGGAAGAAAGTGGTCTCTGACCCGAACTTCATCGGGGAGGGGGACTTTCAGGAAGGGGAAGAAAAGGTCCTCACCATCGAGAAGGTCAACCAAGCGGAAACCGTCCAGACCGCCGAGGGGAAGTCCAAGAAGGCGGTGGTCCACTGGAAGGAGGCAGGGAACAAACCCATGATCCTCAACGTGGCCCGGTCCAAATCCATCGAGAAGGTGGCCGGCAGCGGTTACTTTGAGGACTGGCCTGGGGTGCAGGTACAACTCTACATCGAGCACGGCATCAAGGCGTTTGGGGATGTGGTTTCCGCCGTTCGGGTACGCCCCTTTCGGCCCAAGGCGCAGGCGCCGGTGCCCTCCTGCAAAGATTGCGGACAGGCCATCACCCCGGCCATGGGGAAGGATGCCCGGTGGCTGGCGACCTACACCGAGAAGAAGTACGGAGTGCCCCTGTGTGCAGCCTGTGCGCAAAAGCGGAAGGGGGCGGAGGAATGAGTCTACCAGAGGTCACCCGGGAGAACTACTTTTCCCCGGAAATCCAGATGGCCTATATGAGCGCCTCCCAATTCAAAGCCTTTGACCGATGCGAGGCTGCCGCGTTGGCAGAACTCCGCGGGGAATGGCCTTCTAAGGAGAGTACAGCTCTGCTGGTGGGGTCCTACGTGGACGCGGCGTTCTCCCAAGAGATGGATACCTTTCGGGCGGAACATCCAGGCCTGTTTAAGCGGGACGGCACCCTGAAGTCGGAGTTTCTCCGGGCGGAGGAACTGATCCGCAGGATGGAAGAGGATCCCCTTTACACCCTGCTGATGCGTGGGGAAAAGCAGGTGATCCGCACCGGGACCATTGCGGGGGTGCCGTTCAAGATCAAGATCGACAGCCTACTGAATGCTGAAATCTGCCGGGAGATTGTCCGGCAGTTTCCGGAAACACAAACAGCCCTAGGATTTTGTGACGGCGCCATCGTAGACCAAAAGGTAATGCGGGACACGGAGGACATTTGGGACCCGGAGACCCACTGCCGCGTTCCCTTTGCCGTCCGCTGGGGTTACGACCTTCAGGGCGCCATCTATCAGGCCATAGAGGGGCATCTGCTGCCGTTCATCTTGGCGGTGGGGACCAAGGAGGACCCGCCCGGTCTGGAGGCGCTGTACATCCCGGACGGGGACTTGGCCGCCAAATTGGCGGAGGTAGAGGACCGGGCGCCCCGGTACCAAGCCATTAAGGGGGGGCGGGAGGCCCCAAAGCGCTGCGGGAACTGTCCTTACTGCCGGGCAACCCGCGCCCTCCACACGATTTTGGATTATAGAGAGGTTGGGACATGGTAAACAAAGCGATTATACACGGCCGCCTGGTGGCGGACCCGGAGTCCAGAACCATAAGCAGCGGGACAAGCGTTTGCAACTTCCGGGTGGCGTGGTCCAGGAAGTACAAGGAACAGGAGGTCAAACTCTTTCTGCCCTGCACTGCCTGGGGGAGCACCGCGGAGATGGTACAGAACCATTTTTCCAAGGGAAAAGAAATTGTCCTGGAAGGGGAGCTTAGGACCAACGCCTGGCAGGACCAGAACGGAAACAGCCGGAGCAACACGGAGCTGTCCGTAGATCGGGTGCACTTTGTCGGGCCGAAGGAGGCCGCCACAGAGGGCCCCCCAGAACCGCCCCCGCTGGAACCGATGACAGGAGAGGGCGATGAAGACCTCCCGTTCTGACCTGGCCGCCCAAATCAAGGCCCAGGTCACCACGGAGGCAGCAGCCAGATTCTATGGGTACCCGCCGGCGCGGAACGGATTCCTCCGCTGCCCATTCCATCAGGGGGATCGAACCCCCTCCCTGAAACTCTTTCCTGACGGCGGATGGCATTGCTTCGGCTGCGGGAAGGGGGGCTCCTCGATCGATTTTGTGATGGAACTCTTTGGAATCACCTTCCCGCAGGCCTGCCTTCGCCTCAACGCGGACTTTCACCTGGGGTTGACCTCGGATACCCCAGATCGAAAAGCCCTGTCAGAAGCCCGTAAAAAGGCCCAGGAGGCTGAGGAACGTCTGGCCCGGGAAGAGGAGGAAGAGTTGGCGCTCCTCCAGGAACACCGGTACTGGTGGGCTGTGAAGCTGGCCTTCGCGCCGGAGCCGGGGGACGGGGACTACATTCACCCTCTCTATGAGACGGCGGTGAAGGAGCTCCCGTGGCTGGCGTACCTGCTGGACTGCATGGCGGATCGGAGGTGGTTACGATGGAAGAATTGAGTTACTCCCTGGAGGACTTCGTGGCGGGGGTTGCCCCATACGAATATGTGTACAGCTTCCGGAAGAACCCCTTTGAACATGAACGGGTCCTGACGGTGATGGCGGACTACGCCAAGCGGCAGGGGTTTGTCGGGTTCAAAACCATGTATAAGCGGTACTGCGAGACGGTTTCCCTACCAGACGGACGGATGCTGGCCGGCAACGTGACCATGTTTACCGGCCAGCCCATGGAGCTGGATGCCGGCGAGTGGGAGGCAGATGATACCGGTGTGCTCAAGTCCTCCAGCTTGGCCACTCTTGTGGCTTGTCCCCATCCGGTGATGCCGGTGGAGCGGTTGGTTAACATCGACACCGGGGTGGAAAAGCTCCGCTTGGCCTTCCGAAAGGGAAGGTCTTGGCGGGAGATCATCGTGGACAAATCGACGTTGGCTTCCGCGCAGAAGGTCACCTCATTGGCAGACCGGGGTGTCTCGGTCACCAGCGAGACGGCAAAGGCCTTCGTTCAGTACATCTCTGATCTTGAGAATTTGAACTATGAGCGCATCCCAGAGCGAAAAAGTATTGGCCGGCTGGGATACATTCCAGGGGAGGGCTTTTCCCCCTATGTGGATGGTCTGATTTTTGACGGGGATGCAGCCTTTCAAAACCTCTTCGCCTGTGTCCATCCTGCCGGAACATGGGAGGCGTGGGTGGATGTGGCCAAAGACTGCCGGGCGATGTCCACCACGGCCAGGATCGTACTGGCGGCCTCTTTCGCGTCTCCGCTGCTGGAGGTCCTGGGGGCGCTGCCCTTCTTCGTCCACCTGTGGGGCGTGGATTCCGGCACCGGCAAGACGGTGGCGCTGATGTTGGCGGCCTCCGTGTGGGCAGACCCCGCCATGGGGGCGTACATAAAAACTTTTGACGCCACTGTGGTGGGCCACGAAAAGACGGCGGCGTTCCTCAATCATCTGCCCCTCTGTTTGGATGAGTTGCAGTTGGCCAAAGACGGGCGAGGACGCACGCAGTTCGACGTGTACAAGCTGGCACAGGGGGTAGGCCGCACCCGGGGGAACAAGGCCGGCGGAATTGATCTGACCCCGACCTGGCGGAACTGTATCCTCACCACCGGAGAGAGCCCGATCACCTCCACCAGCGCCGGCGCCGGGGCAGTGAACCGGGTGATTGACATCGAGTGCAAGGCGGACCATGCGGTGATTACAGACGGCATGCGGGTAGCCAATACCCTGAAGCAAAACTATGGCTTTGCCGGTCGCCGGTTCGTAGAACTGCTTTACGGCATAGACGGTGCGCTGGACACGGTCCGCCAGGAATACAACGCCCTGTTTAAGGACCTCTCCCGGCGGGACACCACCGAGAAGCAGGCGATGGCTGCCGCTGCCATCTTGGTGGCGGACAAGCTGGCGACCGGTTGGCTGTTCCAGGATGGCAACGGGCTTACCGCGGAGGACATGGCGGAGTTTCTAGCCTCGAGGGCCACCGTTTCCACCGGGGAGCGGGGATACCAGTTTCTGTGCGATTGGGTGGCACAAAACGGCCTGCGATTTGCCGCCTCCACGGCGGAGAGCACAGGACGGGATGTATACGGAACCATCGAGGCCGGCGAGGTGTACATCATCCGAAAGGTATTCCACGACGCCGTTTCAGACGCTGGCTTTTCCCCAAGAGCAGTGCTGAGCTGGCTGAAACAAAACGGAAAAATTCGGACCCGGGGCAAAAACATGACCCGAGGCAAGCGGATCAACGGCATCCTGTCGGAGTGCGTTTGCCTGATCTTGCCAGAAGAAGAGGGAGCAGAAGGGGGCGAAATTCTGTGAAAAGTCCCACGATGCGGGGGATTTTGGGGCATTTTCCCACATCGGTCCCACAGCGCAAACCGTTGGTACATAAGGGTTTGCGGTCCAGTGTGGGACTGTGGGGCTGTTTTGGACATACACACACCCCCTATATAAATGGGTGTGTACACGTACACATTTTTCCTATATAGGAAAACATGAAATCAGTCCCACAGTCCCACAAAACCCGGAAACCGTTGTGGCTCAAGGGTTTGCACGTGGGACCGCCAGTCCCACACGGTCCCACGGGTCCCACAAGATAAGAAAGGAGGACACAAACATGGAAAAGAACGGGTATCACATCCCGCCGTACCGCTTGATGAAGATCTCCGAGCACGCAGCGAAGATCGTGAAGCAGATTGTCTGCGAGCCGGCGGTAAACTTCACCAGGCAGGAGGCAGACATCATCCTGGATATCGTTCGAGACACGTTGGACAAACGCACGGAAGGAGATGAATCTTCCCCATGGAGTTAAGGCCGTATCAGAAGGAGGCCATCTCCGCCATCAGCGCGCAGCCCCCGGGACGGTATTTGGTGCAGATGGCTACCGGATTGGGCAAAACCGTTACCTTTGCCAACCTACCCCGGCAGGGGCGGGTGCTGCTCCTTTCTCACCGAGAGGAACTGGTGGAGCAGCCCAGGAAGTATTACGCCTGCTCTTTCGGGGTGGAGCGTGCCGCCAGCCGGAGCCACGGGGAGGATGTGATCTCCGCCAGCGTGCAGACGTTGGTGCGGCGCCTGGATCGGTTCGCCCCAGACGAGTTTGACGTGGTGATTGTAGACGAGGCCCACCACGCCGCTGCACGGACCTACCGAAAAATCCTCTCTCATTTCCGCCCCCGCCTGACGCTTGGGTTTACCGCCACGCCGAACCGAGGGGATAAGGTACGGCTGGACGATGTGTTTTCGAGGATCATCTTCTCTCGAGATCTGCGGTGGGGGATCCAAAACGGCTACCTCTGTGACATCCTGTGTAAACGGGTGAACATCGGGTACGACCTTTCCGCCGTCCATACCCGCCTGGGGGATTACGCCCCCGGTGAGTTGGCCGAAGCGATGGAGGGCACCGCTGACGCCGTCGCCCAGGCTTACCGAGAGGAAGCGGAAGGGGCGACCCTGATCTTCGCGGTGAATGTGGCCCAGGCAGAGGAGATCGCGGCGAGGATCCCTGGCGCCGTCGTTGTCACCGGAGAGACCAAGGACCGGGCTGGGATCATCCGACGGTTTACGGACGGGGAGATTCCCTGCTTGGTCAACTGCATGGTGTTCACGGAGGGGACGGACATTCCTCGCGTGGAAACGGTGATCCTGGCAAGGCCCACCCAGTCTGACGCGCTCTACACCCAAATGGTAGGAAGAGGACTCCGGTTGTATCCCGGCAAAGAGCGGCTCATCCTGATCGACTGCGTGGGGACCACCGGGAAGGCCTCCCTGTGTACGGCGCCCTCTCTGCTGGGGATCAACCTGGATGACGTTCCCGAGAGACGCCGGCAGGATGTCCAGGGTATGCTTTTCGACCTCCCCGTCAGGGCGGCTGCTGCATCGGACTGCCCGGAAAGCTGGATCAAGAACGTGGAGATCGTCAATCTGTGGGCAGAGGAACAGAAGTACCAACTCCACGATGTGAACTGGTTTCGGATGCCAGATGGATCCCTGGTGTGCTCCCTGCCGGAGCGGCGGAAGATCACTATCCCTTGCCCAGATGCACTGGGGCAGGTGAATGGCGTGCCCATGCAGGAACGGCTAGACGAGGCATACCGATATCTGCAAGAGGAGTGCCAAGATTCCCGGTATCTCTGGGACAGGAATGTGGTGGACCGCTGGGGGAAGCAGCCGGCCAGCGAGAATCAGTTGAACATCATCCGGCGGCGGTGCCGCGGGTTTGATCCCAGCGGCCTCACCAAGGGGCAGGCCAGTCAAATTCTGAACCGTTTGTTCCACGGGGGAAGGAGTGCATGACGTGACAGAGTATCAGCATCAATCCGCAGTATTCCGGTGGTCCCGGCAGCCGAAGGTCCGCGCGCTGTATCCGGAGCTTGCCCTGCTGTTCCATATCAAAAACGAGACCCAAGGCGGCGCCACCCAAGTGGCTATTGACCGCACCGGCGGCGTGAAGAAGGGCGTGCCGGACCTCTGTCTGCCAGTGCCGCGAGGGAACTACCACGCCCTGTACATCGAGCTCAAAACAGAGCGGGGCCGCACCGGTCAGGCCCAAGAGTGGTGGATCAAGAAGCTGGGAGAGGCGGGCAATTTCGCCTGCGTCTGCCGCGGCTGGGAGGCAGCGGTGCAGGTTTTGGGGTGGTACCTAGACCTGGGAGAGTACCGATGAAAACGGGGGGAGAGAGGTTTTCCTTTCCCTGGGAGCGGGACGCCATGCGAGGGGATGCCATGCCAGAGGGGCTTCCACTCTACGACCAAGCAGCCTACCAGGCCATGCGGTATCTATATGCCCTCTATCGCCGGGGCGAGATCCCTCGAGAGGATGCCGCGGCAGAGAAGGGAAGGATCCGGGGAGAGTACGAGATAAGAAAAAAGCAGTTCCAGGCAGTCTGGGAAGGGCAGACGGAACGGGCGCAGTTTTGGAAGGCAATCGAGGCCGCTGCCAACCGCTTCGGCAGGGAACGGACGTTAGAGAACGCAGGGGCGTTCCTGGAAGCGGTGTATAAAGCGGGACTGAGAAATAGGAGGAATCCATGATTTTAACCGGAAATGAAATCAAGCTCCAGCATGAGGCGGGAAACATTGTGATCGAGCCGTGGAACGAGGAACGCCTCAACCCAAACAGCGTCAATGTCTCTCTTGCGCCAGAATTGTTGGTGTACTCAGAGGCCGTGTTGGACCCGAAACAGGACAACAGGACTAGAAAGCTCATTATTCCAGAGGAAGGGTTAATTCTCTACCCGGACAATTTTTATTTGGGTAGAACAAATGAGTGGACGGAAACCTTTAATTTTGTTCCAAAACTGGATGGAAGGTCGTCTATAGCACGCCTCGGGCTGGAGGTTCACATTACCGCAGGATTCGGAGATGTTGGGTTTTGTGGATATTGGACGTTGGAGCTTCGTCCGTCTCGCGCCATTAGGATTTATCCCAATATGGAGATCGCCCAGCTGAGTTATTGGCAGGTTTGCGGGGAAATCACTGACACATACCGTGGCAAATACCAGGGGAGCCGGGGAATTATATCTAGCCAGATTTACAAGGAGTTGCATCATGGATAATAGATATTGGGACCGCATCAACGCCATCTATCACCGACAGGAGGCAAAGGGCCTAAAAAAGTACGGGATGCCGCTGGAGGCCAATCCTGCTGCTATCCAGACCCGCCTGACCTATCTGGAGGAGGAGCTGGTGGACGGGCTCATGTACATTGAGTGGATTAAAGATAATATTCGGGAGGCAAAACCATGAACGCAAACGACCTGAAAACCATCCTGGAAAAACACAAGATGTGGCTGAATGGTGAGGATGGAGGAGAAATGGCCGACCTGAGCGGGGCCAACCTGCGCGGGGCCAACCTGAGCGGGGCCGACCTGAGCTGGGCCGACCTGAGCTGGGCCGACCTGAGCGGGGCC